ATAAAAGTAGGATTGTAATTCTTTATCCAGTCTACGTGCTCTTGCCATTTATCTTTTATGTATGGGTTATCAAATGCAGACCATTTGTGAATAGACCATCCTGGCTCTTTGCCACTTGTGACCTGTTCAAAGAATGTTTTAGGTATATTCTCGGCAGTACCTAGCAAGGTCAACCTACCTGATACATCGGCAAGTGCCGGCATAATCATTTGATAGCAAATTTTTTTTAAGTCTTGAGATATAGACCCAGCTTCATCAATTTTAACTGTTTTATATTTTCCACCTAGAATCTTACGCATCTCTTTATAGGACGAGTCTAAGCCAAATAATCTAATCTCTGACTTGTTATTAAGACGGATGATGCCCTGCTGCTCGTTTGATCTAAACTGAATCTTTTTTTCTTCTAGTTCATGGAGCATTATGTCCCAAATAATATTCTTTGCAGACCCTAATGTAAGAGCACCATACAAGTGTTTAGTTTCTGCTTCATCTAGTGCAGTCTGAAGCGTTTCTTTTGCCTCTCCTGTTGATTTACCTGCTCGACGAGTACATTGAATGCCTTTTAAAATTGACTTGTCCTGAGATGCTTTAAATTGTTTTGTGAATGATTGATCTAAAAAGTTAACCTGTTGCCCGATGCCTCTGCGCTTCAATTCTTCGATGATTAACTTAAGTCGGGCGGCATCATTCATTTAGTTTTAATGTTTTCTAAAGCCTCACGCAGCTTTTTATTTTCAGCTTGAAGACAATCAATTCTCTCTTTGTAACCAGCAATGTCATAATTCTTTAAAATATCAATTTCTTTTTGCTTATATTCACAGGCATATTTCCAAGCAATTGATTGCCCCATAAACCTAGGATTTCCAGCATTAAAATTACCTTGATAAAAGTATTGAAACCACTTCTCAAATTCTTGTTTGTCTTTATCGTTCATGCTTCACCCACTTCTTTTAGTGCTTCTCTAATCATATCACTTCTTTCAAATGGGTCTAATGGACTCATTATCAAGCAATTTTTAAGAGCATCTTTTAACTTTTTGTTTCCAGCTTGAAGAGATTTAATAATTTCATCCCTTCTAACATAAGCATCAAATGCTTCTTTCTTATACTCACAAGCTGCTTTCCAAGATTCAGTAAAATGATGAGGAATGTTTATAATTGTGATCCCTTCAATTTTGAAATATTCAGAATACCACTTCTCAAACGCTTCTTTGTCTTGATTGTTCATAATATTATGGCGGGGAGTTAGGGATTCGAACCCCAGGAAGACTTTCATCTTCGAAAGTTTTCAAAACTTTTGCCTTAAACCGCTCGGCCAACTCTCCTATTAATTTATTTGTTCAAATATTCTTTTTTTAGCTATTTTAAAATACTTCTCATCTTTCTCAATGCCAATAAAGTTTCTATTAAGGTTTTTACAAGCAACACCTGTTGAACCGCTTCCCATTGTGAAGTCTAGGACAATATCATTCTCTAGTGTGTATGTTTTAATTAGGTATTCAAGTAACGGGACTGGTTTTTGGGTAGGGTGTATTTTATCGGGATCAAGTTTAAATTCAATGTCTTGATATGGATAATTAGTATATTCCCTAAAAACATGGTCAATATGACTAGGTCTATCCCACCTGTGTCCAAGCCCTAAGTCATTTTTTTTATCTTTTCTTGTCTTCACCACTTTGGCTGATTTAATCAAGCCTTGAGGGAAGTATCGCATATTTTTATTACTCTTATTTGCTACTGTTCCATGTGAGAAAATACTTACAATCTCATGCCTTCCCATGGGTTTTAATTTAGCGTTCATAAATTGAGCAGATGTTTTTTTATTCCATATCCAGTCATATTTAAACATTTTCAAATTGCTTAATCTCAGATGGCTGCTAAAAGGTTCACTTCCAAACAAACAAATCGCACCATTATCTTTAATGATTCTTTCAAGTTGTTCCCACATTGGTTCAAACGGAATGACCACATCCCACTTGCAAGCAGTAGTTCCGTAAGGAGGATCAGTCAAAACCATATCAACTGATTTATCTGGAATATCTTTCATTAGTTCTAAACAATCGCCATAAATCAAATTTATCAATCTTTGATCCAATTAATTATTTCTTTGATTCAGCTTTAACTAAGTAAGCAATATTAGTTGAAAATACTAATACTTCTTTTTGAATATCCTTCATCTTAATTACAACAGCACTCAATTTAGAGTCCCAGTCAATCGACGTATGAGCGTCTACGGCAACAAATGTTTCGTTCTTGTGATTAGGTAAACGCACTGCCTGAGCAAAACAAACTGCTATAACTTCCATAATGACTCCTATTTGTAAAATTTAAACCTATCGTATTCTAGATTATATTTATTAAGTAAAAACCTGAGATCTTTAGTGTAAAAGCTGACTGTGATGTTCTTTTTAGTTTTAAAGATTTTATCCAGGATCATGTTAGCAATCCCCATTCTTCTGAATGCCATCTTAACTAGCACATAATGAAGCGTGTAGTTCAAATCATAAATAGCATACCCGACTATGAATGTTGGGTCATCATCGGTACAGGCAACTAGGATATTGATCTCACCTGACTGAAATTTATTAATTAGGCAGCTTGATAAACCGTCATGATAAATTGAGAAGCGTTCTTTCTTGCCAGTAGAGTCCTCAAAAGAGGATTTAATCATTGTAGTTAAAATGAAGTTCTTATCGTCTGGGAGAAATTCTCTTAAGATAATGTTCACTGCATTTTCTCAACTAGTTCTTGGGCTTCTTTAATAAGAATCTTTGTGTCTTCTTTTGAAACCTCAACCATTTTAGTTTCAACTTTATCTGAGTAACCACACTTATTTTTTAAAAGAAAAATTAAAATTGCTACATTTCCAGCAAGTGCCATTTCAACAGCTTTTTGAATTAATTTTAATTGTAATCCACCTTCATGAAATGAACGGTATTCTTCATAAGTTCTACCAGTATCCCTGGTAATAGCTCTTTGAATTGTTCTTTCATGTACTTTTACACCTTTCTTCTCTAGTAAAAATTGTAATTGCTTTATAGTTGCACCAAAATAAAGTGCAGTATCGACTATGTTATAATCTAATTTAATATCAGGTCTTGCCATTTACCTTTTCTCTTTTGTTTATTCTTGTGACTTAACTGACTGATTATCTCTTTCAACCTTTAATTCTTCGTATGTTTGACCAGTTAATTCTAGTGTAACTTTCTTTCCGGTGTATTGTTCAAAGCGCTTGATAATTACGTCGCAGTATTTTTCATCAAGCTCCATAGTGAAGGATTTTCTACCTGTCTTTTCACAAGATATAAGGGATGCTCCTGACCCACCAAATAGATCCAAGATAGTTTCTGATTTTTTTGAGCTGTTTTCTATTGTTTTTGACACTAGGCTAACTGGCTTCTGTGTTGGATGAACTGTTTTTCCATCACGGCTAAAAGACCACAAAGTTTGTTCTTTAAAATCTCCGTACCAGTGAGGGGAATGATTTGTTTTATGGCAATAAATGAAAGACTCATAGTTAGGCTTGTACTGTGCGCCCATCGCATGATACCCAACATTTCCTTTGTCCCAGATTAGATAATTTCTAATCGTTAGACCTGAATCTTTTATCGCAGGAATAGATTCGGCTAGTCTATTTATTGCAAAGAAAATGTAAAATGCCGCTGTATTTTTCGTAAACATGACTGCATTTGTAATACTGTTTAAAAATAATTTTGAAAGATCATCGTCCCTTAATTCATCGTTTATTATTATTTCTGCGCTATCTTTCCCAGACTTCTTTCCACTACTATAAAATGATCCCTTTACTCCTACAAAACTCACTCCGTAAGGAGGATCAGTAAACACCATGTCAGCTTTCTCGCCATTCATTAGCTTCTCAACATCATCAATCATGGTTGAATCACCACACATCAAACGATGATTACCAAGCAACCAAATGTCACCTTTCCTTGTAATTGGATGCACCACTTCTGGAACATCATCCTCGTCACATTGTGGCTCAAGCTTTTCAATTGGCTCAATTACAAAATCCTTAATACCTAATAACTCAATGTCAAAAGGCCCGAGCTCTAATATGTCAGCATTGATCTGCCCAAAATCTAAACTAGACTGAGCAGCCAAAGCATTATCCGCTGTTAAATGAGCATATTCTTGCT